AGTTATTAAAAATGGCGTTATTACTCGTTAAGGTTATTGCACCTGTCACTGCCGACGGCGTTATGTTTCCCGCTGGGTTAGAACTCGACAAAGTAAAAGCAGACTTAGGCGACCTAAAGTTATCGTTACCCAGTGTAAGCGTTGCAACCGTCCAAGTCGTATTATTAGCTCCGCGCACCACTTTAAAAGGAGCAAAAGCCTGATTGACAACAACTAGCGTATCAGCCGATTGCGTGAAATAAACTTTATCCATATCAATCGCAGTCTCAACGTACAGCGACCCAACACTAAAATCTAAATAACTATTGCCCGACCCGTTGATGTTGGTTAGCAAAACCTGATTAGCGTAGAAACGAAAACGTATAGTTGCGTTTGCATATCGGGTTGCAACAATCATAAAGTTTTGGGTTGTGCTGAACTCAAACGGTATAAGCAGAACGCCATTAGCCGCATTGTCAGCGGTTATATCTTGTAGAAAACGTAAACCCGGACGGCGACTAAAACCACCTTGCGGTTCAAACAAAACATTATCGGCAGTAGCTACAGTGTTATAGTATTGCTGTAAGTCAGTACGACCACGAAGTAGGGGGTCCATTTCCCCGCCAGTAAAGCTAGCCTGATATGCTTGGAATTTACTCATCTAAGCTCGGTCAACATATAATCTGATATAACTCCCGGCGTCTGACCCGCACTATCAGTGCTTACTGCCTGTCTAAAATAACCACCGCGCATACCTTCTCCCGGTGTGCCGAGTGCAATACTACGCCAAATCTCCACCTTAGTTGTTTGGTCTGTCATTGTTTCTGCTAGATGCCATGCTAACTGATAAGCTAGGAGCGTGACAAAGTACGACGGCAAAGCTCCTTCATTTACATCTTTTTGGTAATCTATTGTTATGGTCGTTTCATCAGAAAACAAAACCGTACCGCCATTAGATGACTGACCTATTTCCCAATTCTTAATAAGAGGTGAACCCGCTGTGGTACTGGCTCGAACCGCTCTAGGAACGCCACTGAGCATATCGTTCGGTAAAGCGTACTGATATGACCATTCACTTGTAGGTACTGTCGTTTCTTGCGCTAGCGTTGCTTTGCCTAGAGTAAATGTCCAAGAGTACATCGCAAGCGTTGATGCTTTAACTTCCTTGTACAAAATATTACAAGCGTCAGCCGCCGCCGACGCATCTGAAAAACTTGTGATTTTACTTGCCCCAAGGAACACAAGGGCTTTGTTACATATACTTACGTCTGTGTCGCCAGCCGCCATAAGTCTCTCCTTGAATTAGGGAAGGGGGCGCAACCGCCCCCAACCATATTAGTCTGAGTCAGTTACCACAGCGATTACTGTACCGTCTGACATATCAACAACGCCTGAAGCATTGCTGACTACAACGTGCATAGTAATTGTTCGTGTACCACCCGTAGCACCGTGGACAATAATCATATCCCCAACTGCTAGTGTGTCTGACAAATCGTTGAAATAGCCAGAGCCATCAACGACTGTATGTGCGTCCGTCGTAGTATAACAATACAATGCCGGGACTGTACCCTTCATTGATTGACCACCTAGTGAGGACATACCTGTTGCTGCAAATGCCATGATTATCTCTCCTTATTCTTCGCAAACAACATCAACGATGCCGTCTACGTCGATTGCACCAGCACCCATTGACAACATTGCTGTCACTAAGAAAGACGTTTTCTCAGGGATGTAGTTGATTTCAGTTTTTGGAGCGATACCAACACCAACACCAAGTGCTGAACGATGGAAAGCAAAACAAGTTCTGTCAGCAGTTGCCAACGGTAGACCACCCTCATCGCGGTCACCCACAATGTGAAACTGAAAGCCTAGCATTGTGTTAACGTTTCCGCTGACTAATGCTTGAACAGTTTGGAAGTCACTTGAAATTGCACGTTCATCACCAAGCAAACCAGACAAGTTATTAGCATGGATTACCATGTGACGGTCTGCTGCTGGAACGTTTTTAGCGTCCAAAGCTTTTTTCGCTGCTAAAATTTTACCAACGTTCAAGTTTGATGCTGCTGCTGAACCAGAGGTAACAACAGTTTTAGCAACTGTAGACCCGGCTGAAGCGGCGTTTAGTGCATCAATAATGATTTGGTCTTCGCGGCGTCCGATAGCGTTACCTACGACTTGCGCTAATTCTTGACGCTCATCGAAGTTAACTTTTTGCTGATTAAATATATCAGAATATTCAGCAGCAACAAAGTCTTGCATACTAACGGAGACTTGTGAAAAGGCTGCGTTAATCGGTGTGACGTCAGTTTGTGGAACGCGAACCGACGCAGTTCCTTTGCCGACTTTCGGGAATTTTACGGTGTCTCCCGTTACACCATTTCGGGTACGTGCAGCACCACGGAGAACAGCAGCGCCTTGATACGCTTGATGAACTTCCGCTTCAAATAGCTGTACGAACGCCGGTGAAAGGTTCGTAGACATAATTTATAGCTCCTATATTGAACCAGTTAAATTTGTCGCCGTATGAGGTTGTCGGAAGGTCCGGCCTTTGGCTTCGTGGAAACGTCCACGCCCGGTGTATTTCTACACGCCAAACAGGCCCAGAGGGTTATCTGTTGAAAGAAGGATATACTACAAGCTGTAGCTTGTAAATACTTTAAACCATACATTTAGTGTTTGTACATTTGTAAAAATTTTTTTTCATCGACTAGGCAATATAATCAAATCCTTTGTTAATATTAAATTATGAACTCAGGAGGATTTAAAATGAGTAAAAAAATAAAAATAGAATTAACCGAACCGCAAGCAAGAGAACTAGCTTATGCGTTAAGTGAATACGGCCTTGGATTAGATTGGAATACTGAAAAAGAAAAAATTAATATATTGCGAAGAATTTCCGACAAACTTCTTAAATAAAATGGTACAAAAAAGCCCCCGCCGGGAAGACTGAGCGGGGGCTAGTGTTAGGAGAGAGCAGTGAAAACTCCTAATTTACGACTACAGGCTAGCCGTATCTCCTTTGGTATTCCAACTCAACATCTCTAGTAAATTTTGCGTCAGAACCATATCGGGAATCAGCCATTTTAGACCGCATTGAAGCTTTGAAATCTTCTTCGCTTACACCCGCCTCAGTAACTTCTGCAATAGGAATTTTAGACATATCTCCCGTTAAGGAGCGTACTTTTTGCATAAGACGTTGCCCTACCGCAGTGCCGCCCCAATAGTTTAATTCTTGCCGTTCAGCATCAGATATAATGCCTTTTCTCTCCAAGCCGTCAGCCCAATTAATGTTGGATTTAAGTATAGCATCTGCGTTTGGTCCTAATGCCTCACGTTCTTTAGCTACATCCATTTGAGTTTGATTAGCTTCTTCACCCGCCATACCCGTAATGCTAGACGCAAGCTCATCAAAGGCCGCTTGATTAACCCCGTACTTTTGCGCCCAATCTAAATAGGTTGATACAACCGGGTCATTAGATTCATAACCAGCTTCCGTTAAAACTTCAGTGTTGTACTCGCTAGGGGGCTTATGCTTGCCTTGACTAAATTGCTTTTGAAGCTCGTTATAACTTTTTGTAAACTTCTCTAGGTCTGGCCCTTCTTTTTCGTCCCAAAACTTTTCGGGAAACCAATCTGGTCTGTCGTATACTTCAGGCTCTTCAGGCTCTTCCGTAGGCTCCGCATCTGCTTTATGCTCAATGGTTTCACCTTCTTCTACCGCTTGTTCTTCTTCTAAAGCTGTTGCGGCCATTAAACCGTCAGGGGCTGCGACTTCTTCAGTTGTCCCTTCGGCTTCTTGGTTATCACTTTGGCTCATTTGCTCGTTTCATCCTTTGCTGTATTTCTCTAACGATTGAGTTTTGTCCTTCTCTGGCGTAACCAAAAGAAGGGTCTGCACCCGGAACCCACGCTGGTTGATCTATCGTTATTGCCTGAAGATGTTCTAAAACTTTTTTACCAGCTTCAGAGTCAAAGCATCTTTTAAACAAAATATCTAAATCCCGTTGTGAATTACTTGGCATTTCTAAATGCGTTACTGTTGCGTCTACGCCATCCCAGCCGGGAGCGTTAATGCTTTGAATACGTTGTGCTTGGCTCATTGCATTTGCTCCCCTTCAGGTGGCAACACGCCTTGTTGCTGTGCCGCCATTTGTGCCATCTGCATCATTTCTTCTTGCATTTGCTGACGCTCTTGCGGCGTTGTTCTTAGATCAGCGGGTATACCTAATTGATCAGCTATGTAATCACCAACCCTATCCATCTTTAATAACGTCTGACCTTGCGGCCCCATCATTTGCGAAATCTGCATGAACTGCATAACCTCACCAAGCTTGTCTGCATTATTTGCCATAGCCAAAGGTGACTGAGGAATAACGCTAACTTGTAGCCCGTTGACCTTTAGTGGTAGCTCTATCATGCCCATCTCATCCATAAGCTCTAGGCTACGACGAACGATTGGAAACATTGTCTCGCTGATTAATCTACCAAAGGCACTACCTAAATTTTGAGAGAGTTCCTTCATCCTTTCGACGATTTCTGTAGCCGACCTAGCCGACATATTGTCAGGCGGTAAGCTTTCATCGAGCAAGGTTTTCTTAATGTTTACCCGTAGATCATTGCTAACGATTTGCGTAAGGTTGGCGTCCCCGCTACGAGGAAGGGGTTGCAAGGAAGGACCACGGGGACCGCCATTAGAGGAAACGCCTATGACTGCACCGGGTACGATAGAAATGGTCTGGGGATTTAGAACACCATCGTCAACAGCGGTGAAGACGCCACCAATACTTATACTTGCATTTTTAAGAGTTAATTCAACAACCTTATTCAATGTCTTAATGTCGGGTAGTGCATATAGCACCGGGCCACGACCATACCGTTCGTTACTAGCTTTCATGTATCGAGAGATAACCCACGGAAAAGACTTGAGGTCACGGTGTACAAGCTTAAAGTCTTCTTCTGCTGTAACCAAGCAATAGTATATTTGGTTATCTATCGTGTAGGTTGCCTCAATCATTTCCAACGGTTTTGTCGGATCATCTTCGTATTTCTTTACAATGTGGTCAGGAATATTTGCATCGGGCCATTCCCGTGTAATAACATTAAAGGGCCGTTTTATTTTACGATAAACCGTATCAACAGTTCCGTTTGGCCCTTCTTCAAAGCAAACATGATAGGACGGTACAGCCGTATAACGAATTGGAGTTATTTCATCTCCGGGTTGTATCAGCATAACCGCTGTACCAACCGCAAGGTCTAGCAAAAACTCACCCATCGCTAGGTCAAAACCCGACTGAGCCATAACGCCAAACATTTTTTTCGTATAAAAATCTA